AACGTCCTTGTCCCAACCTACTTTTTGACCTTCGGTTAAAATTGTGGTGCCCTTTTTGGGAAGCTCAACCACACCTTTTGATAAGTATGCACCTTTCACACCTGCTGCAAAAGTGCCAGTGGCTACCACAAACATTTCACCAATTATGACACCTTGACCGGAGACAACCCCTCCAGCTGGAGTAGTTAGATCGAGCACATCCCCATCTTGAATTTTATTTTTCATCTATCCTCCGGTTTTCACCTTTTAAAGTGAGGGTATATTTTCAATCTACCCACTCAAAACTTTTTAATTCACTCCGGTTTTATACTCCGGCGTTTTTACTGAGTCCACGGAAATCAATTGCTTTGGCTCCTAGATCATGCTCGATTTTGATTTCCATCCCTTGAATTTTGAAACCTTCGCGACTGGAAACACGTGGGCCATTGATTCCGGAAAGTGTTGCCAATTCAATCATATCTACCTGGTCAAGTGAGCCAGTCATATACCATGCTGTGGCTGAGGAGTCCTCAAGTCTAGGCTCTACACCCATCTGCAGTGGAGTACGTCCACCTGGTGCAAATGGATTCACATTACTCGCTTGTTGAGCAGTAATTTGAGTCAGTTGTTTTTCACCTACAGTCTCAAGGCTTGGTGGCACAAACAACCATTTTGCCTCAATGGTGATTTTGGCTCCATCAAGGCCAACTTGTAATCTCATATTTTTTCTAGCCTCACCTAATGAGGTGTCGCTGATTACAGCTGGCGTTCCTAGGTTGGTGTGATCAGAGGAGAATAGCAAAAAGGTATCTGCCAAAGCAGCGTTTGCTATGATGATTCCCCAAACCAAATCACTCTCAAGATCACGGGCTCTACGTCCCATTCTCTCTGGAATTCTAGTAAAAGCATCCAAGTCATCATTGACAATCACCTGTCTTGTGACGCCAACAATTTTTCCAAAAGGTCTAACCTGATACTTTTCAGCGGCCTCACTTAAAGTGCCACTTTTAATTTCTCCATTTTCAAGGATCTCCTCAAGCTCTGGAGCATCCCCCAAATTGGTTCTAGAAATTTGTTTGAAATCAGGAGCTGTGACTCTCCTGGTGAAAGGTGCAAAAGTCTGAGGAGCCTCTTGATAGCCACGTCTCAGAGTTTTGTTGGCCACATTTGCCAAAATTTCAGGGAAATCAGAAATTGAATGAAGTCCGCGGCCCATTCTACCTTGGCCAATTACACAATCAGCGATGTCACTCGGTGACATTCCACGTGTCTTATGACCTTTTGCCTCAAGGCACATTCTGGCAATATCAAGGACTGAACTATAGGCAAAATCCCTACCATGGTCCTCCATTTTGAAATGCCCTGGGTCAAATCTATGGAGCATTGCAGTTTCAGCACCTTTCCTGAGATGGACAAGCACATTGTCCTCTCCACCCTCAGCATTTTGAGACTGAGTATTCGTTTCTGGCTTTTTATTTTTTTCAGCCAAAAGATCAATGACATGAGACCTGGCTTCATCTGCAGTTTTGTCACTCTCAATGAGATCATCTGCTACACTGTCCTCAAGATTTGCAGCCTTGACAGCATTTCTGATGGCGGACTGCCTCTCCTTTTCAGCTTTTGTGGCAGCGGCTTTTAGTGCTCTTTTTTCTTCATCAGTCATTGGAGTGTCCCCTTTGTTTTCATCTTGGCTCAAGTCTCTCTGATTATCAACAGCTGGTTGAGAATCATTTAAATTTTGTGTATTTTTTGGTGTCTCTTTGGGTGGCTCAGTTGGTTGAGTATTTCTATTTTCATCAATAGGTGGCTCATCTATAGGAGTTTCATCAACTACTGGCTCAGGTGTGTCAAGCTCATCAGACCTAGAAATAATTTCACAAATTTCCATTTGGCTTTCATCCGCACGGTTTAATGATCTAGTACCGGCGTCTGGGTCTGCACCAATTGCCACAAGTGAATTTTCATGTGGCTCCCAATCAATGGCTCTAAAAATAACCATCCCTGTGGTATTTCTTTTGTCTTTTACATCAATTTTTTCAAATTTGTGGACTCGATATCCAACTGAGGTGTTTGTCAGGACTCCGTCCTCAACATCTTGTAAATACCTGTTAACCTCTTCTCTTTTCGAAAATCTGATAGTCGCGCGGCCTTCTTTTCCGTCAACCATTGCATTTTCATGCACACCAATCACATCATCAATTGTTGGTCCAGTGCTAAAAAGACTTCCATTACCTCTGCCGTGATCTCTTAAAAAAGGAGCTCCATTATTGAGTCTGCCCAATCTAACGTGGGCTTTTTTCATTGAGAGTTCCTCAATGAATGGCTCAGAGAAAAATCCACCACGCTCAACCTGTGCGCCTGTTGAGAAAACAATATCAACTGTGCGTTTTTCTTTATTCAAAGTTTTAGGGAGAAATGTGGCTTTCCTAGAAAATTTTGGAAAATTATATTTTTGGACTTTCATTAATTGCCCTCTGTATTGGGTTGGCTTGTAGCAGTACCCCCACCTTTAGAGACTTTGCGTGGGTCACTATCTAATGTCAATCCTAATTCATCTAATAGTTTATTGTCTTCTGCAATTTCTCGCAAGTGTGTCTCTGGATCTTTTCCAGTTTGCCTGATTGATTCACTCAAGGTCAGTTGTCCTGAACGCACTGCCTCACGTGTGGCTGGGACTTCTTTTGTTGGGTCAATCATTTCTCTTCTTGGTGCAGACCACGTGACTGTTGCTCCATTTGTTGAAAGTCCAATCAGTTGAGCTCCCTGTAGAAACCAATTCCATACTGGATTTAAAAATTGAGTAATCATCATATCACTGCGCCATGTCTGAAAATTAGCATCCATTTGTATCCAACCCATTCTGGCTGAGGAAAAATTCACGTTTGAAAGGTCACCGGTCATGGCCTCATATGTGATTTCTAGTCCTGATGCAATCCCCCTAAGCACTGTCCTTGAATATGAATCATAATTCTCAGCTCCTGGCGGTTTTGCTAAGGTGACTTCTTTTCCAGGGGGGAGAATTTCAATTAAACCTGGCTCCATTTTCTCGCATAGTTCTATGTCTGATTCTTTTGTGTCCTCATCTAAGCCCTCTAGATCATGGACAAAAGCAGTAAACATCGCAGCCACTTTTTGTCTAACTAACTGAGCATCCTCATATTCATCAAAGTCCCTCATCCTAATTATTGATGGGGAAAACCAAGTTACTCCCCTGATTTGTCCGGCCCTTTCCTCATTGTAGACATGGATAATTTCATTAGCTGGGACGGACACTGTGTCGAATGACCCCTCAATAACTAAATCCAACCCGCCTGGATGAGATTTGTGCAGATGATAAGCAAAACGTTTGGAATCTGGTGTGAATTCAATACCTTGTAAAAGTCTATTTCCATTTTCTAATTGTTGGACCAATCGTGAGCTGTCAATAAAATCGCCCTCTAATAATTGGAGTTCAATGGGTGGCACCTCCACAAATTCACCTTTCCACATTACTTGGCGGCGATTTGTCCGACGAACTCGGACCAAAATTTCACCTCCCTCAGGGACTCCCCTCATAATCAAACTCTGAATTTTATTTAAATTTTTTCTCCCTTCATAATCACATGCAGTAGTCCCAGCCCACGCATCCCACGCAGTTTTTAATCTTAGTGTGCGGGCCACAGTATCAGAGCCTTCCATTTTCACCTGACCCATGATGCCTTTTCCGACAACACCGTTTGAGATCACGCCCAAACCTTTTTTTGCATATGGATTATTACGTACTAAATCACGGGCACGGTCTCTCAATGTCCTCATAGCCCCTGCAGTTTCAACATTTACTGAGGTTGAGGGTGTTCTCCATGAATCTGTCCGTCTGCCTTTGGATGCTCCCTCATATTTTCTGACCAGAATGTCTGTGGCAATCTTTGCTCTAATTCTTTGAGCTCTGGCTTTTGGTGAGAAAAACCCAACAAAGTTATCCATGGAGGATGGTTGAATGGATTTTCTGGTTTTTTGAATTGGTGAGGATTTTTTTTTGTCAGACATTAACAAAGTCCTTTTGAGGTTCTAGCAAACAAACGGCTGCACTTTTTAGTTAATCCTAGGCCTTTTCTCATGACGTCTCTGAGTCTTAACATCTCATCTAGAGTCCTATACTCTACCTCTTTATCCTGGTATTTAACTTTTTTGACACCCTTAGCAATGGCATCCTCCAATTTCTCTAATTGGTCCAGTGTGAATTTTGCCATTTAAGGATTCCCTCTAATTATAAATAATTTGATTTACGTCTCTTTATTTTCACCTTTTTAACTGGTTTTTCCAATTTTTTCTGGGTTTGGCTAGTGTCTTTTTTCCCTGTCACTTGAATTTTAATTTTTGGCACCTGCATTTCCGATTCTCTTTTTGCCCAGTGAGCCTCTTTCCAACGGTCTATACCTAAAACTGACGCAGCTGCTCTGGCATATACTCTACAATCTAATGCCTCATTTCTACGTCCTGATAATAATATCCATTCATATTTTTTAAAACCCTTTTTCCCAATCCTGACTTGCAGCTGCTCAGCTGTGAGCATTTTAAAATAGTGCTCCCCATATTGTGGAAACCTACAAAAACCATGAGGGTCATTTTCATCTGGGCCCGGACCGTCCAACCTTAAAAAACCATATAACTCAGACTTTATAAGCGACACACCAACGTTGAATAGTTTGAGACCTTTCCTTTTTCTTTTTCCCCTCACCGTGACATCAACTGCAGTGGCTCCGCCAATCATCACAGAGAGCTCATCGCGGCCCTTCACAGCTATTACTTTTGTCATAGAGAATTGCCTGACCCATGAGTAGACCACCTGCGTTCTATACCCTGAGTCAACTGCCATCATCCCAAGTGGGACCTCTAAACCATTTTTTTCCCAAATTTCATGGACAATTTCTGTGAGTTGTAACCATGGTTCGTTTGTAATGGCCGATGTATCACCCCAGAGGACACGGTAATCAATAGACCAACTCCGTTTGTCTCTGCCCCATCCAGTGATTTCAACCTCAAGCCTGTCAGCTTGAACGTCCACACCTGCTGTCAAAAAGCATATTTGAGGGTCTATTGTATTAATTTCATATAAACACCTACGCTCCCACAGACGTTTCCAGTCAGGTGCCTCTCCTTTTTCTTTCCAGGTTTCTCCCAATATTGTGTTGATGAATGTTTTGAGTTTTGCCCTTTTTCCCTTAGACTCTACAAACTCTTGTGCACAATCCCCCCATGAAAACCATCCCACAGGGGAGTATAGAGCGGACAAATGGTAGCCAACGGCCTTTTTCTTTTTGGGATTTTTATTTGTTGGTTTCCATTTGCCCTTATTGAGCATGGTGGTTTTTTCCCAATTCTCTATTTTCCTTTCACATTTTTCACACTCGTACCAGGCGCGATATGTGTCGTCTGGGTCCCACTTGACTTGTGACCAAATTAATCTTTGATAGTGTTTGCACTCAGGACAAGGTACAAAATAATAGCGTTGGTCTGTGTCCATAAAATCATTTTCAATATTAGATACTCCCTCGATGGTGGGAGTAGAGAGCTCAAAAATTTTCCTCCTTGAAAAAGTGTTGGATCTTTTTTTAGCTAATGAAATGGGGTCCCCCTCCCCGTCAATATCCTCTGGATAGGCATCCACCTCATCGAATAATAAAAACCTAGCAGGCAGAGAGCGGAGTCCAGGTGCGGAGTTGGCCCCTGTCATCACCAAAGTCCCACCAGGAAAGTCTTTTTGTTGGACTGTGTTTCCAGAATCACGGCTCCTGGCATCCTTGACCTTGGCCCTCAACCTTGGATTGTCCTCAATCATTGGAGCTATTCTGACTTTTGAATTCTTTTTTGCATCATCAACCCGTGGCATCACGGACATGATTGGGCCTGGGACGTGGTCTATTATGTATCCAATCCAATTGTTTCCGATTTCGGTACCACCAACTTGAGCTCCTTTCATCAGAATCACAGTTTCAATTGGGGATGTGACACTCAAGTGGTCCGCTATTTCTCTCAGGTAAGGAGTCCGTGATGTTCTATATTTTCCTGGCTCAGCGGATGACCTTGAGCTTAAAATCCTATGCTCATCTGCCCACTCACTGACTGTGAGAATTGGGTCCGGTCTCAGTCCAGAAAAAAATGCTGTGGAATATGAGAGAGCTGCCTCACGCATCTGCTCTCTCGAATAGATTTAATTGAAAATTTCTCAGTCTGTTTTCTGTGAAGTCCAAATAGTTTTGATTGATGTCAATGCCAATGTAGCTCCTTTGAAGTTCTAAAGCCACAAGTCCTGTAGTCCCTGTTCCGTTAAATGGGTCAAGCACCGTGTCCCCTATGGAGCTGCCGGCCAAAACACAGGGAAGTATAAGCTCATGAGGAAAAGCTGCAAAATGTTCAAAATCACACTGAGCAGTTTTCACACACCAGACTGATTTTTTATTAACTCCAAGCTTCTCACCTCGATCAAGTTTTTCATTCCACCTTTCAATCATCTTTTTTTTGATATTACTTGGATTTTCTGCTCCAGCTGCTCCAAAATTTTTCTGCGCTTTTCCCTTATAGTGAGATCTAATTTGATTCAAACTATCCTGACTAAGAGGCTCTTTTATTGAGTCTCCGTCGTATTTATAGTGTCTTTGTTTTGCAAAAAGAAAAAAGTATTCATGGACTCTTGAGGTTCGATCTTTTGCACCCTCAGGTTTTGGATTCCGTTTGTGCCATATATTATCCGATCTCAGAATCCAACCATCCTCCTGCATAGCGATTGCCATCCTAGCCGGAATCATTGCTAAATTTTTGTCAGGCAAATACGAATCACCGAGGTTAAGCCACAGTGTGCCATCATTTTTCAGGATCCTTTTAATTTGCCTGAAAATGTCCATGAGGTTTTGCAAATAAAAAATGGGATTCGGCTCATCCCCCAACTGGCCCTCAACACCATAATCCCTCAAACCCCAATATGGAGGGGATGTGACTACAGTCTGGACGTGTTGGTCAGGGAGTTTTTTCAGCTCCTCAAGAGCATCCCCACAAATAAGAGTTTTCATTTTTTCACCATTTCAATTAATAAATTTCTAAACTCAATGGGAGTTTCAATCCTTTCATTGACGGTCAATCTTTGAATTTTTTTTATTTTTCTAAATTTTTTAGCCTCACTTTTTGAATGATACCCAGTATCAATACTTTTTTTATTTGGAGTCAGTCCCCACTTTAATTCAGATACTTGAATCCCATTTGCATACAACCAAGTGAGTTTTTGAGATTTGTGACCATAATTGCCCTGAGAGACACAACAAGTCAGGCCACCATAATTGTCTGCTTTTTCCCAACCTCCATTTCTAGATGGCCTTTTGATGCCAAACCAATTCCAAGCATGTGAAGCCTCGGGGTGTTCAACAATCCCACCAAATGATCTGACCGACCAAAGTGCATGAGAAAAACATCCACCATCATCACCTAATAACTTTTGTTTTGGTGTGTGATGCAACATAGGACCACCGCCCCAATACCTTCCCCATCTTTCACAAGGGGGATGGGCAATGACCTTATTTGGTCCATTATATTTCCGAGCGTCTCTTTTAATGTCCCACGCATCAATAATTTCCAAATTACTATAGGGGCCATTAGTTGAAACAAATAAAGCACTAATCATTTTTGAGAGGTAAACTCCATTTTCACTTTATTAAAAATAATTCCCTTGGTGATGATTTTATTGAAAAAACCAGTCACCCATTCAAATGTGCCGGGGCCTCCTTTGACGTTTTCATTTCCACAACCCAGACAATCCTTTCGGTTCTTACCTGGGTAGGGCATTCGATTTCTAATTATATAGTTGACCCAGTCGCATTTTGCACACACCTGCCACTTATGGGTTGGTCCTGAAATAGTTTCAATCTTTTTCTGAGAGCCTGGAAAGCGCATTATTCAACTCCATATTTAATAGGTTTTCTAATTTATGAGGGTCAGTTTCTGCAGCCAATTCATGAGAGATTCTCTGTGGAATTCCTAGGATTGTATCCCTTGTTTTTCTGGCACATTCCCAGGCCTCCTCTTGAACAGTCTCAACTGAAATTAACTCCCCTCTCATATTCTCATATTTTAATTTGGCCATCCTGGCTTTATAAATTTTCTCTCTGCGGTCTGCCTCATGCATGGTGGAAGTCACCTCAATATCAGAATCATCATCAAGGGTGAGTTCGATTCCATCAGGGCCACTTAAAACTGGTGTCTTTTGCTTAGGTGTCCCTGGTGAAGCATCTATGGTTTTTGGTTTTCTTTTCCTGTTTTCTACCCACTCCTTGTCAGCTTTTACTGGGTCAATAAACCAACGGGACC